CAGGATATACTATGGGGCTCTCCGGGGTGAAATTCGAAAGTATGTTTTTCCCGTTAATAAACACCCGTTGCCGTAGCTCTGGCGCTGAGTTACCTGTGTCAAACATTATGTGCACATGCATCCACCCATCGCTGAGTATGGGGCTTACCACATTTTTAAAATCCCACGGACCAGAAGTCAAGCCACTTTCGAAACGGAGATAGTTATATCCATAAGCATCTGCAGGGTCGGGCGTCTGTTTTAACATTGCCAACGAAAAAAATTTGTAAGTAGGGTCTGCTTCCCCACCATCGATGCTTAAAAAATACTGCTCGGGGCGTGGATAAGGCGTAACTCCACCAGTAGGCGCTACAGTGCCGAACTGTAGCCCCTCCATGAAGGATTTAACCCAAAAACTAAAAGTACATCTCCGTTGGTCAGGGAACCCGGGCAGAACATAATAGACGCCTCCGGAAGGGACCTTAAGGGAACTGTTGGATGTATAGGACCCCCCGGCGGAGCTCCCCAGCATATTTGAACCTACGATACTCATTAGGAATAATCTCCAGACCACACAGCGTGAATTTGGGTAGGGCTTTTTACAATGTAATCCACTCGATCCACTGCGTTGAACCTTTGGGTAATGGTGGGCAGAAAACCTGCCTGAAACTGCCAATTTTGATGCCAACCTAGGGAAACGAGACTGGTGCTAGGACGCTGTGTAATAAAAATAGATCCGCTTTGGCCTGCAACCGCATTCGTGGGAGCGTCAATGGTGTGTATGTTACCTGATGCTGCCAGCTGCAGGCTGAAATTATTAGCTAAGGATAAATCTATAGGGATTGTGGTCCCATCAACAAGCGCGACAATGGATCCCGCTTGACCCCCTGTAAAGGTTTGCGGCACCGCTATGCCTGCTGCCCCCAAATTAGTACGAGCGCCTGCTGCGTCTACACCGCCAGTGCCCCCGCTAAGTACAGGAAGGGGCGACCCTAAGTTCAGTGCATCTAAGTAGGAGACCGCACTTAAAACGTTTATTCCATCGCTATATACAAATGCAATTTGGCCTGCAGCGACGGAAACTCCCGTACCTAGCTCGGTCTTAATGGTCAGTGCAAAGCCCCCAGTGCAGCCATTAATCACAATATAGAGTTTTGACACAGGGGGGCAAATAACATTGCGATTCGCTGTCAACGTGCCCGTGACATTAAGAATCATCTGTCGAGCTTGGTCAGACGAGGCATTGTTAAACGAAAGGTAGTAATCCGGTGAGTCGTCGTGTACAACTGCTGCCGTACCGGCGACGGCAGCGTCCAGCAGCGCCGTAATGCCCTCGTTAACACGGTTTCCCCAATCGCCGGTAAGCTCCCCGGTGACGGGCAGCTCCAGTCGCAAACTACTTGTATATGAACTAGGCATCTTACTTCCTTACATTGTTACTTCGTCCCAGACCGTTGTGGCGGTATTTGTAGCCACTTGGGTCCAGACAGGGTCTTGGCTTGTTGCAATGTCCGCCCATGACACAAGAACTCCCGTATTTATGTTTGTCCAACCACCAATCAGAACCGTGCCGATTTGGCCTATACCTGCAACGCCCAAAGCCGGTTTTTTAACCCACGGCCTTGCCGTACCAACCCGCCCTGTGCCTGCAACCCCGGAGGGTAAACCAACGGCAGCACCTAACGCCGTACCAATTTCCCCTGTACCGAATATACCAGTTATGTTCGGGGAAATAAAGGGTGTGACTTGCCCAACAAAGGTATTGGCCTGAACGCCAATCAAAACAATGCTGTCGTCTATCTTTACGGTGGCAGTGCCGATTTCTCCGACACCCTCAACACCAACCAAGACAATGCTGTCGTCAACAGAAACAGTAACAGTGCCGATTTCTCCGACACCCTCAACACCAACCAAGGTTGGCTGGAGCTTGGCTACCGCATCGCCAACTAGGCCCTGCGCAGATACCCCGGAAAGTAATAGGCCGGAGTCTGTGGACGTAGTACCAATCAGGCCAGTGGCGTATATCCCAGTGGGATATACGTACACGTCGGGGAGCACCCCTATCTGGGTGCTAGTCGCAAACGGAGTTTCCGAATATGCCGAGTAGCCAAAAGCCACGGTACTCCCCTTTTATGCCTGACTTTCAGTCCATGTGATACGTCCGACAGCGGTTAAAGGATTGGTAGTGGACACGGTTGACGGATCTTCTGCCAAAACAGCCACTACCGTCAGTACGTCGGGCCCATCCGGGAAGGTGCTGTCACCACCCAGAATTGCGTTACCCAATACACTAACTTCGCCCAAGTCCACCGCCGTAATGTTCAATGTTCGGTCGGCAGCGCCAACTGAACCCTGTGCACGGAAGGTGAAGATATCCACACCCCCCTCAATAGTGTCATCATTGGTATGGTAAAGCAGTTGGCTCAAACTTGGGTTCTGGACCCGTTCCCAATTATTTGTAGAAATCAGGCCGTTCAGGCGAAGTTTGATCTGGAGCGTGTGCGTGGTGGAGATACCGACACTTGCCAAAATCAACTGCATGCGGTTAATGATTTCTCGCTCTCCCAAAAAGCCCGGGGTTCCGGTGTCGACACTGGGGGCCAAGCGAATACTGATCAGCGGAATATCATAGACCACCGGCGTACTAGATGCAGCCAGCGTGACTGTGTAGGCACTATTGGCACCTGCGGTACCCGTAGGGGCAGGAGAAACCATGATCAGATTTCGAGTGGCATCGGTAGCACTGTTCCCAGCTAACCGAGTACGTAAACTCACCTGATACGGCTGATTGGGCAAGCCGTAGAAAGATGCGTTAAACGGGTTAGCGGTTTTAGCGCCAGATAGATTGGCTCCGGTAATTTCTTGACCCGCGATAAGCGTGTTGTACACAGTGCTGGGTGTATCCACCAACAACGCATACCCAAGGGTGCGCCATGTGGTACCAACCCGCACCTCGTAGAACCCAACAGTCTCCGCCCGAGCCGTCACATTCAAGGTGGGTGTTCCGGTCAACTGGACGTTATTACTTGAAGCCGTAAACAAATACGCATTATCTGGGTCAAAGCGACCATCCATAATCACCGATGTACCCCAGTGCGCCAACGCAGGGACATATGAGGGTCGGCCTGTGTTCTGGATCTCATACCGCGCAGGAAGGTTGCCTGAGCGGAGATAGGCTTCGGTCTGGTGGTTGTTATGGACAAACTCATGGGCATATCGAACAATGCCGTTTTGATCCTTAAATCCAAAGCGAACTTTTCCGGCGCCATACCATGCATAATCCATGTATGCCATCTGGATACGATAAGGCCGTAGGTAAAAACCCGAAGGTCCGGTGCCATCACAGCGGTCAATGTTCCACTCACTCTGTGGGACCCGTGTGTCGATTACCTTGGTAACAACAATACCAGAGGTGCTAACCCCACGGTAGGCAGGCAAAATATACAGGTTATTGTCACTGTCAATCTGGGTGACCAAATAAGTCTGGCCCTTAATGACGATGCGATCCCCCGCTACTAACTGCGACGTAAACCGCGTGTTTGTACCAATCAGTAAACTGTCCCTGAAGGTGGCTGCACATGACCCGCTGATCTGGGTGGTTGCATTACGGCGGCAAGCGTACACAGTATTGCCGTCAAATTCAAAGTACAGGCCGTTCTGGTCATCAAAGAGGCCGCACCGTAATGCGCTGTTAGTCCAGCTTTGGACATAAAACTCAGGTATGCCATTAGGTCCTGAGTTCGCATCACTGTCCGGAGCTCCCGCCAATTGCATAGTGAACGTGAATTCATCAACAACTGACAGAACTTCGTGTTCGCCATTCCAGTAATCGACTGAACTGGTGGTCAATGCGCCACTCATGACAACAACCAAACCGGGATCTAGGCGGTGTGGGTATCGGGTAGTAACCGTGGCGACGGTCCCCACAGAGCTCATGTTTTCAACCGGCGTAGAAGGTTGGAAGTTAACTGCGTAACTAACCTGAATACCCTTGCCGGATTGATAGCGGAAGTACCTGCGAGTCTGACGAATCATCTGACTATCAGGGTTTTTACTGGGTATGAGCTCCACCCCACCATCGTAGGGACGGTGTAACGCAGAACCATCCGCACGAATAAGCAGGCTTGTGCCTAGCGCAAACTTAGCACCGCTTACGCTAACTGCGGCTGCTTCGGTAAGCTCCAATTTTCCTGCACTGTTCACATAAGCAATAACATGCTCATACACAGCGCCAATGCTGGAGTACCGAGTCCATGTGTTCCCGACTCCAGCCGTAGTAATATCGATTACGTTTGTATTGGCCTCGGCGTCGGCAAAAGTGGGGTGTAAGGTGAAGTAGTTGGCGTCAACTAGGCGGACGTAGTAAAAGCGACCATCGACTAAAGGCTGTATAGGCGTCGGGGCTGAATAAACAATCATGTCCCCCGTGCTAAAGCCGTTATTAAAGCTGTAGAGCGTATTTGCCGCCGTGTTGACGGAAGTAATAACACCCGTAACTGTTGTTGGCGCTACAAGGAACGAAATTGAATCGCCGTTTTTAAAGAAAGACGTGAAGTTTGTGCCAACCCCTGTCACCACAACTGATCCGGAGGCAAGATCCACGGTCCCGGATCCGGTAACATCCCCTGCAATAGTGCTCGTCGTCAGAGACTGATCTTCGTCAGGGGCAGAGGCTAAAGCGATGGCTACCCCGTTTACGGCATCATCTGCGGTCAACGCAAGGCGGAACCAGTCTTCGCTAACCCGAATAACATAGTAAACCGTGGCAGTAGCCAAGGGGCTGATGGGTGTAGTAGCGGTATAAGTTACAGGCTGAGCGTCAACAAATCCATGCTTAAGATATAAAAGAGCATTTTCCTGTAGGTTTACGGAAGTTGCAGGGCTGAACACCAAGTCACGCTGAGGAATATATGTTGTCGCAGCCATTTCAAAGGTGGCTGAGTCAACATTAGAAGTAATGGTGTACACGCCGTCAGCAGCACCGGGCGCAAGAGCCTCCATATTTTGTGTACCGGCCCCTGTGCTAAGCAGGTCAACGACAGTACTTTTTTGCCATGTGCCAGAACCGGCGGAGTTACGGGCTGTGATTTTCATGCCGTGAGGCCAATTATAGCTATAGGCGCTAGACCCCATATAATAACGTGGGGTGAGTGTGGGGTATATATAAGGGCTATTTACTCGTCCCGCATAATAAATAGCGCCATTGCGTAAGCCGGGAAGCGGGGTATCACTTGTATAACGAATGCGGTCCCCTTCGGAAACATTTGTTATTCCCGGGAGATACACATACCCCTGAAAATAGTTGTGATAGCCGGTGTTATGCGGGATTGTTACTGAATTTCCATCCAGCCCTGTTGGGGTGGTAGCTAATTGAAACCTATTTGCCGTAGCATTAACTACATAGTATGGTTGGCTCGCGACAAGCCCGGGGATGGGGTTGTTGCCCAGTGGTCTGTATGAAACAATATCCCCATCGCTAAGCCCGTGGTCCACGGCGTTAATGTAGTCGCCCTCTTCTGTTGCGGCAACAGCGTTGGTAAAATGAAGATACCCATTAGACAACGGGGTGCTGGTGTACGATTCCGTACCGTTGCTATTGTATGGAATAAAGCGGAGCCGGTTTTCTCCGACAGTTTCTACAGATTTCCAAGAAGTGGACCAGCCGGAAGGATTGGCGGTGAGATAGGGGTAAACCATATGTCCGGTTTGCAGTTTGTGACCGGCTACCCACACAGTGTTGGCATTGGGATTAACTGAAACTTTAACGACTGCCCCAAAAGTATTGCTGGTACTAAGGGCGCTAGTAGCGCCGGGGAAAGTTCCGAAACGCCAATAGTTATTGCCTGTATACCTAGTTGGGTAGTATGTCTGGTAATTTTGCGTAAGGTAACTAGAATTGAAAAATACCGTCAAACCACCCATTGTGCCGGTTGTCAGCATGTACCGAGAATTTGGGTCCAGCCACTGGTCGATACTGTTTATGTATGGGAAATAGAAATAGTTCGCGGTAGTAGAATTAGAGGTAGCTTGATACGCTTTGGCAAAACAGCTTCGCAGTATCGGAGTGTTCGAGGCGCCTGAGATTTGATAGCGTCCGGTGCTGGTGGGGGTGCTTGCTAGATAAAAGCTATAGTCATCAATTTTGCGAAGATAGTAGTATTGACCATCACTTAAACCACCAATTACTGGGTTGTTTACGGCTGCGAAATAAACAACGCATGTCCCATCCTCAAAACCATGAGGGGTGGGCGTTGTGATTGTGTCATTCACAGAGTCAATAATAGTTCTGAATTCCAGTGGAGCCCCTGCACCGGTCTCAAAGAAATAAGCATCTTCTGGTAGCCAATTATTCGGGTCCCATGAACCGACGTTCCAGTTTCCGGTTTCCCCCGTGCGATCGGAATACCGTATAAAAGTGTTTTCTAAGAAACTCCACGTTATATAGGTGTGAGAGCCTGTGTTGATCGTACCAGTGAGGTTTACAGGGGTGCCTGTATATGCCACGGGATCTACCCCGGACAGTTGAACCGCGAATCGGTCAGCGTTAGCCCGAATGGCATAAGCGTGAAAACCCAACACGGTGCTGTTTCCGCCGCTTAGGCCGCTAGTCGAAATCGTGTTAGGGAAAACAGCGGTGGTATTAGTGGTGTTTCCGACGCCCCACATGAAAAGCCGATCGCCGGAACTAAAGCCATGACCCTGAACCCAGATAGTATTCGCTAATGGATCATAAAACACCGGCATTAAAAAACCGGTGGCAGTCGTGCTGGTGAAATCAAAATTACTGCCACCAAAGGTGGTCTGGAACGTATATGTGTTTGTCCCTGTAGATGTTGCGTATAACGCGCTGCCATCCCCCACCGAGCCCGTGTTAAGCTGCTCCGCGTCTGTGATTACAGTCATGCCGCCCACAGCGCTGGTCACTGCCATGTATGCATAGTCAGCGCTATCAGAAGTAGGCAGCGCCTTTGCCGTAGTCACTACATCCGTAGTGTCATCAATACTTGAAACTACTTCCACGTAAGCAAAGCAGGATTTCATCTGGTTCCCGTTGACCCCACCTGAGGTCAGGGATACATCCGCCCCACCGGCAGTAAGGCTGAGGGAGAATTCATCCGCACTAATGACTTTTGCATAGTACGTTCCGGCGTCGCTAAGCCCGCCGATCGGTGTATTGCCAGTCTGAACAAGATAGACATAGGTTTGACCATCAACTAGGCCATGACCGGCCAAAGTGATTGTATTAGTCCCGGTGTTTACCGTGATATCGTCAGACGTAAAAAACGTTCCAATGTAGGGGCGCCAGTTCGCCATCTGGACGGGGCCTAGAGCCCAGCCATCATTTTCCCCTGTAGGTACGTATGCACCAGCGGACATCACCTCCGTTATGAGGTTAGCTCTGGCTGTGTTAGCCGGTTGCACTGCAGTAGCATCAAATGAAATGGTTTTAGTTCCCAAGCTATTGCTTAAGAAAAAACTCGTGCCAACCGAGAAATTGGTGGGCGATTTAGTGGACACGGTCAGCGTCGATGGGTTAGCGTTGTCAGTGGTAATCGAGCCTAGGTCACTCAACTGAAATTCAGTCCCTTGGTAAACGCTGGCGATAAAAATCTGCGTATAAGTGTCAAGGATCGAAGCCGTGGAGGGCAAGACATCTTTTGCAATGTACTGAAACGACAAAGAACTAACAACCTTTGTCACCACAAAAGCGCCATTGGCATTAACTGCTTTTGTGCCTTGAACAAGAATGGGATTTCCTACGGAAAGGCCATGCGCCTCTAGCGTCGTAACGACAACAATTGAGCTGCCCGTTGTCGAGGTGACGTCCCCGAGGTCTAAATCCTGATCGCCGTTTCGGCTGTAAAACGTGGGGATGTTCCGTACCTGCTCCAAAGTCTCCCATTTAGTGCTCTGCAAACCATACTCAAAATCGGTGTCGATCAGGTTCTCAGGCTGCGATACACGGAACTTGGAAACGGGGTCAGAGTATGTGGGGCTGGGCTCAAACGTCTGGTAGTCTTGCTCGATAAAAATTTGCAGCTTGTCTCCACTCGACATCGCGCTACAGTCATAATCAAGAACTATAGTGGTTTTTTCGTTCGGGTAATCAAACGTGATGTTTGACATACCGTTATAGCCGTCATTAAAGACATAAATCTGCTGCTCTGACTGCGCGTTTGTAATCAACAAGAACCGCTCGCGGGCATAAATCCCATCAATTACGATCGTGTTGGTGCTAGGGGTAAACGTGTAGTGATGGAGCAGTTGTTTAGCCATTGTTCTTAGTTCCCGAGAGCGATTGAATATGCTACAGACTGGTTGCGCGACACATACTGTTCGGCAGGGGCTGTAATAAATACGGTTTTTGGACCACCCGAGAAGTTTACTGGGGCATTTGCATTAGAACTACTAAACACCGTGACTCGTGTCAAAGTGTTTGCGGCGCTGTAAGTACCTAAGCCAACTTCCCACTGATCCGCTGTTTCATTTGCAATTGTATAGTAGGTGGCATCGCCAACCGCCATAACGGACGCAAAGGTCTGGAACCCATCCACCGTACCTGTTAAGGTGAAATCCCCTGTACCAGAGGATGTAGAGGATTCTTTGACTCGATCCTTAACAACTAACGGCATTATGAGATCCGGATAATAGCGTCGGCAGGAGTAGCGGCAGGGAAGATAACAGCAAAGTCACCAGAAGAAACTGACTGGTCCCCGCCGAAATCTAGAACAGCAATCGCCCGGTTGGCCTTTGAGCTGTTGTAAATTAATGCGCCGCGTGTCACAAAAGTAGCGCCCGTCCAAGTGGAGGTGTTGAACGTTACAATTGCCGTGGTTCCCACAGCGGAAATCACTGCGCCTGTCAAACTGTTTCCACCTGCAACATAACCAGTGCCTGTGACCTCATTCAGCCCCGTGTATGCGGTTGTTGCGGCATCTAGGGTCGCCGCAGAAGTGTACAGCGCAATCTTAATTGCGTCCGTGTCGATATCATGCACGCCGCCCATAATTTCCGTTTTGAACGAGGTACACATTGCTTGTGTAATTGCCATAATCTACTCCTAGGTAACTTCCATTCGAGCTTGACCGGACCGGTAAGCATCTTGCCTTTGTAGGCCATCGCCTAACCGTTTTGCCATTATAAGCGATTCGCCGTATTTTGTGTTATATAGACCAATGAGGTCCGCCTCGCCCTTCATGTATGTATACGCCTCTACAAGGGAACCGTAAAGAAGGGCCATGTCCATGTTATCCCCCAGCCACGTCCGCCCGCCAGCTACAGTTGTGATTGACTCTGGGTAAAAATAGTAATGCAGCTCCATGGTGTACGCAACATCCGGGACGGGGCCTACAATGAAGGTCAGCTCCTTTGCATCGTTTGATTGGGGGCCGAACAATGCATAGCATTTCGGCTTACCGTACGTAGATGAAGAGCTCGACTGTGGGTAGACCTCACGGACGTAATTGACGTCCTTATTCTCCAAATAGGTGTAGTCGCCCGTGGAGGAGATTACCGCTAAAGAAAACGGAGATAAGAAATCGGAGGGGCAAGAGAGATAGGGGGTAAGCGGCGCAATAGTACCTGTCACGTTTTTTCGCAACGACGGGAATTGAACCGCATTGTGGATACGTTTTTCTGTCTGCGTTATAAACGTATTTATCGTGGCGGTGCTAAACGTATATTCCGTGTAGTCCTGTATGGCAGTTACGAGTTCATTGTATGTCACGTCATCTTTTCCTTACGTAATGGTGACGGAAGCTGTCCCCACTTCGCCACCCATGTTAAGTTTTTGCGCCACAGGAGCGGGCTGCATCCCAACGGAAGAAAAAGCAGAGGCTCCGGGAGCCTGCGCGGACACGGTCACCAACGGCGTCTGGTCCGGTCGTGCGTCTCGAAGAGCAATCGCATCTGAAATATCGCGTTTAACAAAAAGCTGTGGATGCTTTGTTTCGTAGCACTCAAAACACACCTTAAACCCTGTCCACTCTTTTCTGAGCGTATTGAGCTTGTACTGCTGACCACAGCGGTCACAGATACCTAGTGCATGTTTCCCTTGTGCATATGCCATTATTAGCCCACACTGATTTCAGGAGTTAAATAAACACTCGCCGTGTCGCGATCCTCTAACGCGGCCCGCATAAACTCTTCCTCGTACAACTGCTTCAGCATTGGGGTACGATCAGGTGCCTTTTTCAGGGACAAGTAATAGGCTAGACCAGCAGCCAGCGCTGGGATAAATCGGAACACCACGTCCGCGTTATTACCAAAACCGCCTGTGTCTTGGATGCGGCGCACGGCATAGTACTGGAAAGTATACGACCCAGCAGCATCTGACGCCGGGTAGATAAATAAAACAGGGGTGCTGGTGCGCTGCAAAAAGTATTGAGAGGGCCTACCCTGCGTCAACTTATCGGGGATGTGCAGGTATTCGTTTTGGCTGATTCGGTCAAGCGTCACGTCCTGCTGCGTGCTTCCGGAACCCGTGCGAACGACCGCCGATAAAATATTGACAGTGTCTGCAGGCAGTTCATACTGGGCCGTGCCGGGAACAAGCGCCACGGACCGCTGCTCAATTGTCCACAGATTTAAGCCCCGGTTGGCCCAGTCCATAAACATTAAATTTAAAGATCGACGGCCCGTGCGCATTTCATAGCCCGTGCGCGTTTCTACGCCACAGCGCTCATATGCTTCTTCGATAAGCTCTTCAAAATCTAAATTAAATGTCGCTGTTCCTGAAGTAGCCATAGCTTATTTCCGTTTTTTAGTGGGGACGCGAACTTCTTTAATAATCTTGTCTATATCGGGATCCCGGCGAGAGGGGGTTACTGCATCGCCAACACGGTTGACGCTGCCACCTGTGCCCTTTTTCGGGGGGTTTTTCTTATCTTCTTTAGCAAATTTCTTGCCTACCGATACAGGAATACCGACCTTTTTAGCAAATTTAGGGCTGTGTGCCACAGCCTGCATCAATTTTTGCTGTTTTTTACTTGTTGACGGCATGGTGTTTTTCCATTAATCGATCTAGCTTTTCGTCTAGTCGATCTAATCGATCTAGGACGCGGTTGATATCCGCATGGACCTCAACTTTTGTTACATACTCTTTAGCTATCTCTTCGCGTGTGCGATTTAAAAGAATGGACAAACGGGCTATTTCAGCCGATTTTTCTCTTAAAATCCAACCGCAAAAGGCTAGGATGCCACTTAAAATAAGGTTCCAAAGCATGATATCCATTTCAGCACTTCCACGCTCTAAGGCTCTTGTTTATACGGCTGTGCGGGTCTTTGGCTGTCTTTGGGCTCGTCAACTTGGACTTCATCCCAGACATTCTGGCGCAAAAGGACTTTCGCCGTGCTGCGTCTTTCTCTGTCTTTGGCTTGGGCGCGGGTGGCTTGAGCCCGGGTTTCCCCGGGTTCTCTTTGTTGTAAGAGGCTCGCCCTTTGGCGTTTAGGCCGCCTTTGGGGTTTTTGCCTTCTTTCCTCGTCCATGCCGCTGACTTAGACATATCAACGCAACTTAAACTTACGTGGTTTTGCCATGCCACAGCCTTTTACAACCATGCCGCCTTCTGAATATCCTTTTTTACGATATGGGTACTTTTCATCCAAAGATTTCTCAATCTTTTTCCCCCGCTCGGTTCCCATCATGTAGTGGATATCATCCGCTACTTGCATGGCACCTTCTTTCAAGGTGTCTTTTGCTGATTCAAGAAAACCTTTTTTCTTTTTTGCCATGATCCACCTCTTATGCGTAAAAGAAAGTCGCGCCAGTCAC